TGGATAGAGTTTTTGATACTTTAGATAAAATTGAAGAGAAGCTGGATAAGCTTTTTGAGGTGAAGTAATATGGTAAGAAGAAGAAGAAGAAGATATACTAAGGGTACAGAGGATAGAGTAAAGTATCATAGAGGTAGTCACAACTATGAACGTGAATCAGGAAGCTGGACTCCACATAATCCAAATGAAGCTGGACACCGTGCTAGTGATGGAAGTGCATCATCTGGACCTGTACCAAGTAATGTTCCATATCCGGGGAGAGTAACTGATGTAGATAAAGGACCTATAACTCCAGAAGTTCGTAAGCAACAATTAGGACAAAGAGCAGGACGTATTACTGATTATGATACAGTATCACAAGAAGCGATAGTAGGTAGAGTGCCAGAACGAGCTATCATTCCAGATGCTGTTCAAGCAGATTATCAAAGAGATTCTAAAGGAGAGTTAATTTTAGATCAATCTGGTAATCCTATAAAATTAGAAGAAGCTGAAGCTAAAAAAATGGAAGGAGATTTTGGAAAAGTAGGCGGTCCTACTGCTACAGCTACTCAAAGAATTACACATACTGCTACTCCGGCAGACGTTATTAAGGATCGTAAACAACTTACAGCAGACACTTATACTTCTGCCGAAGCTGCAAGAGCTTCTGTTGGTCCTGCAGCACAAGGAGCTGTATCTCAACAAGTAGATCAAATAGGAGCTATACAACAAAGAGAAAGAGCAACTGCTGTTACTGCTCCAACAGAACAGCAAATGAATGCAGCTAAAGCAACAAATGTTGAAGGAGCTTTAAGTGCTGGTGCTTTTGCTTCACAAGTAACAGGTACTGGTGGTCTTGTAAATCAAACACCACAAGCTGAACAGCAATCAAGAGCTATATTAACAGGAACACAAGCTCAAGGAAATGAAAGACAGATACAAGGTGTACCTACTTTCTTAACAGCTTCTGAAAGATCGTCACGAGGTTTATCAGCTACACAAACTGCACAGGATTTATTAAACTTCGTAGCTGAATTACCTTCCGATGTTAGTGCAGCTATATTAGATGATCCTACAACTTTTATAGCACAGTTAGATAATCAAACTACTACGGTACAGGCTGCAACTGCTGCCTTACCACCAGAAGCTTTGGTGTCTGTTCAGTTAGAAGCATTACTAGGTGGCTTGGAAGCTGGTGAAGTTCCAACATGGGCTAAACCTGCAGTAGATCAAGTTAATCAAATAATGGCTGATAGAGGTTTAGATGTTTCTACAGTTGGACGAGATGCTTTATTTAATGCTATTATTCAAAATGGTATTGGTATTGCACAAGAAAATGCTAGAGCAATACAACAAAGAGCTACTCAAAATTTATCAAATGAACAACAAGCTCAGTTAGCTGAAACTCAGAATGGACAGCAATTAAGATTACAAAATCTTGCTAATAGTCAAGAAGCAGCTAGACAAACTGCGATTATGGCTCAACAAGTTGCTTTACAACAAGGTGAGTTTATGCAACAGGCTACTTTAACTACAGCCCAACAAGCTCAACAAAGTAGATTAACTCAGTTCCAGACTGCTGCTGATTTCTTATCTAAGAATACAGCATTTGCACAACAAATGGAATTAGCTAATTTATCTAATGATCAACAGATGAGATTAGCAAACTTAACTTCAAAGAACCAAGCAGCGTCAGAACAACTCTCGGCAGACGAAAAAGTTGAGTTGGCAAATTTACAATCTCGTTTAGAAGTTAATACATTAAACGCTAAATTGGCTCAAGAATTGGGTGTTGCTCAATTAAATGTAGATCAGCAACGTGCTATGCAACATGCATCAGTAACAGCTAATATGGATATGACGAAATTTACTACAGCTCAACAAGTTGAGTTAGCTAATAGTAAATTTATGCAGACAACTACTCTACAAGATTTTTCACAAAAACAGCAGGCAGCAATGCAACAAGCTACAATAATGGCACAATTAGATATGGCTACTGCTGATCAGAATACTAAGAGATCAATAGAGAATGCACGTAATTTCTTACAAATGGATATGGCAAATCTTAATAATGAACAGCAGGGTGTTATATTACAAGCTCAATTAGATCAACAACGAATGTTATCTAATCAAGCTGCGGAAAATGCTGCAAGACAGTTTAATTCAACATCTGTAAATCAGACTAATCAATTCATGGCAAATCTACAAACTCAGGTAGATGTTAATAATGCTGCTAGAAATGATGCAATGCAACAATTTAATGCAACACAGAAGAATGCTGCTGAAGCTCAGAAAGCACAGTTAGGTACACAAGTTTCATTAGCTAATAGTCAATTATCAGCACAAATAGATCAGTTCAACGAACAAATTAATTTTCAACAGGAACAGTTTAATGTGCAGAATGCTCAAGCTATTGAACAATCTAATGTACAATGGCGTAGACAAGCCAATACAATTAATACTGCTGCCCAGAACTCTATTAATCAACAGAATGCACAAAATTCTTTTCAAATGAGTTCACAACAGTTATCAAATTTATGGCAAGAAACTAGAGATGAAATGGATTTTGCTTTTAGAGTATCTGATAATGATTTACAACGTAAGGCATCTTTAATGATTGCTGCTCTAGGGAATGAATCAGCTTCTTATGAAGGAAAAGGTTGGTCTAGTAATTTAAGTTCCATAACTAATATATTGGATAATTTCCTTGGAGGAGGATAATAATGTTTAAAAAATTATATAAAAAGATTGTAAAACCTATAAAAAAACTTGGTAGAGCTTTAAAAAAAGGTTTTCAAAAGTTTGGTAAATTTGTTGGTAAGTTAGGACCAATAGGTATGATAGGTATGATGTTTGTAGCTCCTTATGTAGCTTCTTGGTGGGGGAGTACAGGAGCTTTTGCCGGTGGAGGTGCTAAAGCTTTTTTTGGTAAATTTGCAACAAGTGAAACTGTAGCTGGTAAAACTATGGATTTAATGATGAGAACTATAAAGTTTGCTGGTGATCAAGTTGGAAAGGTTTATAGTTCTGTTACCGGTGCTATAAAAGGTGCATTAAATTATTTACCCGGAGGAAAAACTGCTGCTGGAGAAGCTATAGGTTTAGGAGATAAATTAGAATTATTATTTAAACAAGCTCACGGTAAGGCTAGAGAAGTATTTCGTTTAGAGACTGATCCTTTCGCTGCTAATACTTATACAGTTAAGCAAGGAGATAATCTAGCAAGTATTGCTGAAGCTCATGGTACTGATTTTAAAGAGCTGGTAGAGATTAATAATATTTCTAATCCTAATCATATAGAAGTAGGACAAGAATTAAAGTTATCAGGAACTGCATCACAGACAGAAGCTGAAACATTAAAAAATACACAGGATTCAGTAACAGAGACAGGTGAAAAAGGAGTAGATAAAAAGGACCCTTTTGGTTTAAAAAAAGGAACAGATACTGTCTTAGGTACGCAAGCTGCAGATTCCTTTACTGAAGGTTTATTAGGCACTGATGATATAGAAAATCAATTTTTACCCGGATATAATGAAGCTATATCTTTAGCTTATGATGCTAATCTATCAACAACAGACCAAGGACAATCATGGGAAGATTTTAGTGTTCAATTTCCACCACCGCAGGAATTTTATAGTAAACCTGTTGATACTCATTTAAGTCAGGTTAATAAAACTATGAGTGAAGTATTTCAAGGTTTTAAGCCTTATACAGATTTAAAAGATAAAAATCAAATTGGCAATTTTTTAACTTTACCTTTTTATGGTGGTATATTAACTAGTAATCCTAATGATTGGATGCAGTTTGCTCCCACATCATCAGAAGGTTTTGATAATTTTTCACAAATGGGAAATTATAAAATTCAAAATATAGGACAAAATAATTATGACTTTAGAGACTAATATTAACCCAGACGCAATCCAACAGGTTAATCCTTTTAACAGACCTATCCCCGGACAATCGCTAACGTCTAATCCAGATGAGCCTTATCCTTGGGAAAAACCACCAGAGATTAGTAATTTTAAAGAAGCACTTGATAGGACAGTTGCAGATATACTAGAACCAGATAATTTTTTAAAGATCGCTGTAGCTTTAGGTGATGGTATGCCTATACGTAGTTTAGTTTCTATGTTTTCTAAAGCACCTGTCTTTATGGGAAAGTGGAATATGGATATGGCTTTACAAATGGTAGAACCTTTAACTTATGTATTCTTAGGTATAGCAGAGAAGGTTGGTATTGATCCGATTTTGGAAAGTAGAGAAGAAGATTCAGATATATTAATGGATGATGAAGTAGTTTTAGATGAAACTAAAAAACGTAATAAAGTTGTTAGGGATTCTTTGTTTGATAATGTTGTTGATGAAGGAGTAAAAAAACCTAAGACTAATTTACCTCCTGTAATTCAACAAGCTTTAGATGATTACCAAGTTACTGAAGAACAGCAAAGTTTACTAGCTAGAAATGAAGGAGTAGTATAATGGCAGATAATTCTTTTAGTGATATAAATTCAAATATGAATATAGATGATATGTTTGGTAGTCTTATGGCTAGAAAAGCACATAGGAATGAAGGAGATAGAAGACGTAAAAGACGAGATGAACTATGGCAAGGTATATTTGCGGAAGATGGTGTTTTAGCAAGACTTTCTAATTTTTCAAATAGATTACAAAAAGAAAGAACTGCAGAAATTGATGAAAGAAAATTAATAGAACAAGCTAGAGCTGAAATAGATTTTAAATCTTTACAACCTTGGGCAATTAAAAGTAGTATTATAAAAAATGATACATTAAGTAGAGGACAAAAAATACAACAGTTAATAGCTAGTATAAGTGAAGAAGAATTAGCAGGTTATGGTTTAAATAATGTCAGGAATATAGCTGCAGCTAAAAAGAAAGTAGCAATAAATATGTTAGATAATTGGACTTCGCAACTTAAACAACATATTAATCCTTATGCATCTGAGTTAGGGGTTTCTGCACAAAAAGTATTAGATTTAGATTTACAGGGATTAGTAAAGTTATATCAACAACCACTAAATTTAGCAGCTAAAGATATAAAAGAAAGAACGAAATTAGGTAGATTTATAAGAGAAGGAACTAAAAGAGCTTGGAAGACTGTTACAGGACAAGAACCTCAAGAAGAACAACTAAGTTTAATTAATTCATTAAGTGACGAAGATTTAAAAGAACTTTATGGTGTTAGAACTGCTCAAGATGTAACGGAAAAAATACCTTATATATTTACAACACAAGGAGATGATATTAATAGAGCTATTTCTGGAATAAGAATAGCAAACCCTACTAATGTAATTACTAACGAAGAAGCTGGCTTATTATTTAATAGTTCAATCATACAAACACAACAGGCTGCATCAAGGTATAATTTAGATTCAGATGATATTAAAGTATTTAATCATTTAGCTAGTGATGAGGGTTTATCTATTGGTGATAAAAATAGTTTAATGAAATGGACCGTAGCTATGACAGACGCAGTTCGTAATGATGAAGGTTTTGCAGAGTTACTTGCTCAACGCTGGGCTATTAGAACTGTTAATAGTAAAGGATCAAAATATTCTGAAGCAGATATACCTAGATTAATTGATGAATATAGAAGTAGACTTATTGGTGGTTCAGAAGAAGATACTCGTATGATGCTTTTTCATTCTGCTATACATAATTATGTAATACAAGATGACGGAGGAAGATTAGAAATAGAAGAATTTGGGAGGAATCCTATTATATATAGTTTTGATATTCAAGCAGCTAATCAAACTTTACTACCTTCTTTTAAACCAGTTAAAAAAGGTGAAGGTTTTACATGGGAGATTCAAGAGACATTTATGAAGGCTACACAGGCACAGAAAGAAATAATAGCTCAAAATTTCCACAATGTTTATTTACCAATGAGATTAAGACTAGCAGGAAAATCTGAACAAACAATAGAAGTAGCCCAAGATGGTTTTAAAAAATTAGTAGAACCTTATTTAACTTTTTCAGAAACAGAGGATACTGGAGGAGATACTGGTCCACCACCCCCACCTCCACCACCTCCACCTCCTCCACCACCTCCTCCACCTCCTCCACCGCCAAATATTGATAGGGAATTAAGCTCATTAGGTTATAGAGATACACCTAGAACAGCTCAAGGTTATAGAGGTAAACCTAGAACAGCTCATACTGGAGTAGGTGGAGATGAATTAGTTGTTAAACCACTTAAAAGAGCAGTTGAAGAAGCTCCTAAAGTAAATGCTCGTAAGAGATTAATAAGCTATACTAGAGGTGTTAAGTATAGACCTAAACAAATAAAAGAAGCATTAACTCTTTTAGGATTAGACCCAGATTTATCTAAACAAGAAATTAAAGAATTTTTAGATTCTTAACAAGAGCTACTTATGTCAATAATAAGTGAAGACATTTATAATAGTCTAACACAACCTCAAAAAAATAAGGATGAAAAAGATATCCTTATTCCTAATGATATAGGAAAAGCTTTATTAGCTCCTATACCCACTTCTAAATCAACTATACAAGTAACTGATGATATGTCACTTAAACCAATTAGAAGTGCTGGGTCTTTACGCCCTATCAATGAAACCCTCCTAGATTTAGAAAACGATCCCGAATATGTACGAGTTGCTGAGAGATTCTTAGAATCAATCGGTGAAACTGATATTGATCCTGAAGATATGTTTGAATATTTAAGGGATAGCGATTATTCATTAACTAGTTTTCCCGGAGGAGATAGTGCTTTAAGTATAGCTTTAGCTTCTAAAAACTGGTCAGATCGTCAGAAAAAAGATTATGCATATTTAAGTCAACGCTTTGATAAAGCAGGTCTTAAAGGTTCTGGTATGGAACACTATGTAAGAGCGATAGCTGATATAGGGGGAGATTTGGTCAGTGATCCTACAATGATGTTAGCTATCTTAGCTGGTTTTATTACAGGTGGTGGTAGTATTGGAGCTAGGTTTGCAGCAGGTAAAGCAGCAACTGAAGGATTAAAAAAATTAACTAATCACCAACAAGCTATGCGATTCGGTAAAGTAGAAGCTGGTATAGGTTTTGTTTGGGGAGCAGGACATGACGCAGCTCTCCAAAATGTAGATATTAATGTAGGATTACAAAATTCTGGTTTTGATTTAGGACAAACAGCTTTATTTGGGGGTTTTGCAGCTCTATTAGGTGGTGGTATAGGATATGGTGTATCCCGATTCCTTACACGTAGTAATCTAACTAGAAGTGTTATTGCTAGATTTTCAGATGAAGATAGAATTATAAGATCATCTAATAATTTAGAAGTTTCAGAATTAGAACGAATTAGAAGGAAGGCTGAATGGGAAGGTATAGATTCTGATTTAAAACTTGAAGGTAGAAATTTAGATTTGTTTGATACACCAGTTAGAATATCTATGGAAGGTGTTGAAGATGCAGATTTTGAAGAACAAGTAATTAATAAAAATTTATTTGGTCGTATATTTGAAAGCATATCTCCTAAATTTACAGCTAATTATGGTGATTGGTTAATGGCTCATACTCAAGGAAAGCCTACTACACAGCTAAGAGAATATGGTTTACGTTCAGAAACTATGTTTCAATTATTAAATGATGTTAGAGAAGACTGGGATAAACCTTTAACTAAATGGAGTAAGTATGAAAGTTTAGCAGGACGATATAGACCTTTCTCTTTTCATGAAACTTTACATCAACAAAGAAGTAAATATGTAGCTGAAATGCAGTTTCCTATAGACGGAATGAAGCAAGTTGGTTGGTCTAAAGCACGTAATGATAGAATTAGATTGTGGTTAGAAGGAGGACCAAATGCTCCTGAACTAACAGGAGAAGATTTACTAGGAGCTACGGCAATTCGTCAAGCTTTAAATAATCATTTTAAGGATGCTATAAATGCAGGTATTGCAAAAAGGACTAGTTGGCGAGAAAATTATTTTCCGCATATGTATAATAAACGCTATCTAAAAGATAATAGGACTGAATTTGAAGATATGTTAATAGAGTTTGGTTATGCAGATATTTCTCCTACACCAGCTCAAGTAGAAAGATATATGAGAAATGCTACTGAAGAAGTTATTGATATATCTACAGGTAGAGTTCAGAAAGCTAAAAGAAATTTAAATTATGATGAAGCTCAAAGAGAATTACAAGAAATTTTTGATGCTAAAACTATAGATGATTTTGATATTACTGCTCCTTTTGCTACTGAAAGAGATAAAGCTAGACATATTGTAGATAATATGTTGACCAAAGATCAAATGTTTTTTGATGATGGTATTGAAAGAACTAAAAAAGGTGTTGGTAATTTAAATCCTAGAGTATTTAATAAAATACCATACGAGAGAAAAGCTGCTTTCTTGGAAGAAGATATAACTGAAGTATTACTTAATTATTCTAATAATTTAGCTCATTCAATGGCTAGAACTAAACACCCCACTTTAAGAGGTAATAAAGAATTTTTCAAAAATCAAATTTTACCCAAGATAAAACAAGAATTAGACGATAAAGATTTTCCTTTAAAGGCTGCCGATGAACAAGCTTTAATGCAATTATATGATTATGTATTAGGTATAGATATGCCAACTATGGAAACTTGGACAGGCTCTAAAGTTATGCAAGGCACATCTGATTGGTTACGTTTAAGTCAACAAACAGCTCACTTACCTTTAGCTACTGTATCAAGTGTTACAGAAGCTTTTATTCCTTTTGTTAGGGTTCCTATTAATCAATGGGGTAAGGGGATGAAGGATATGGGAGAAGCTATAGGTTACGGTATTAATGATATAGGTCGTAAATCATATAATGCTGGTAGAGCTGCTTTTTTAGAACGTCTGGGTTTAAGTGAAGAACAGGGTAAACGATTATTAATTCCTGATAGTCCTTTAGAAAGATTATGGTATCAAGAAAGACATGCTGTTGGATTAGCTCATGAGATGAATGTATTTGAAAGAATACAAGGTTTATCTGGTGGTGAAAGAATGCAAAGTAAGTTGGCTCAGAAACTACAAAGAGGATTTTTTAATGCTAATATTCTATCTCCTTGGACACATTCAGTTGAAGGTGGAGCTTATACTTTAGGTAAAACGATTATAAAAGATAATTTACAAACTTTATATAAAATAAAGAATGGATTAAAAACTAAGTACGATGATATTCCTGAGATTAAACTTGATCGTTTACAAAGTAGGATAACAGAAGAATTACATGATTTAGGTATACCTATTCAAGAAGGATTAGCTTGGATAGAAAGAGGTTCACCACAAGTTTTTAAACAAGAAAGTGGAGTAGAGCAATTAGATACTTTTTTTGAAAATTATTTTAGTAGAGGAGCTGCAAGATTTTCAAGAGGAATTATTTTAAATCCATCAGCCGTTTCAGCTAATAAGCCTATGATATTTTCTCATCCGGCAGGACAAATGTTATTTCAATTTTTAGGTTATCCTACAGCTTTTAATAATACAATTTTAAGAGAAGGTATATATCAGCTTACTAAAAATCCAAGTCAGAATTTACCTAAATTGGCTGCTGTAGGTACAATCATGACAGGAGTTGCTGGATTAACTAACTACTTACGTAATCCCTATGACTATGAAGGAGAAGGTGATCCTAACAGACCAGAGTTTGTAAGTAAAGAAGCGTGGGTAACTATGAAAGCTGTACAGCGTTGGGGTGGATTAGGTCCAATGGATTTCGCATTAAGAGGTTATGAGAATGCACAAGTTGGTGGTGGTGGTTTAGCTATATTTTTAAAAACACCTACTGGACCATTAATGCAAGATTTTGTAGATACAATTCAATATAGAAAGGGAATACCAGAATTAGCTGTAACTAATATGCCCGGATATTCTGCCTTACCAGTTGATACTAGAACTGATTTAAGAAGATGGGCAAGAGGAACTAAGAAAGAAGCAGAGGACCCTATATTTCCTGATGTTATTATTTCAGAAGAACAGGCTCGTGGTAGGTTTAAAAGAGGTGGTGAAGTAGATATTAGAAATGCTAAAACAGAACCAGAAGATAGAAAAATACCTGGAGCAGGCGGTGTATCTTTTAGTGATGTTGCAGGTTTTATAGTTCAAGATACAGACGATAGACAACGCTTTGCTTTTGGTAGATTAGTTAAACCTATTATTCAATCTCTATTTAAAAAGGAAACTGATTTAGATTTATTAATAAATAGTATAGATAAAGACCCTGATTTAGATAGATTAATTGGTAATAAATTATCTACTGATATTATTCAACCACGTAGTACTATGAAATTATTAGGTACTGAAGATACTCAAAGTTTTTTAAATTCATCAGTAGTAAAACACCCTGTATCATATATTAGTAGAAGTGATTTACAGCATTCAATTAGTGATGCTTTAGATCGTTCTACTAATATAGGGATACATACAGGAGATAGAATATTTGCAGAGGGTATGTGGTTAAATGATAGTAATGCAAGAGCTTTTCCTTCGTTAAAGAGTTGGACAGATTTTGCTAATGATAAATATTCTTTACAGAATCCAGAATTTTTTGAAAGTATTATACAAAATTATATGCGTAAGCATAAGGTTGATTATGATCAAGCTCTAGCTAAAATTCGTGAAATTTATAAACAACAGACTGCTATTAATGATAATAATTTTGTTAATTCTAGTGAGTTACTTTTCAGAGCAAGAATGATTGATCGTTATGATCCAGAAAGTCCATATTTTACTGGACAAGTATTAAAGAAAAGAGATACTAAACCTGAATTTATTATAGGTATGCCTACCGTAAAGGGAGTTCAGAAAGCTATTATTGATATGGAAGAGTTAATCAATCCTGAAGCTAAAGTTAAACGCTTAAATAAATTTTTAGAAAAATTAGAAACAAGAAGAAGTAAAATTCTACCTAAGATTAGAGCTAACTATAAAAAATTACGTAAGGATAATCCTGAATTAAATACGATTACATTACGATCCTTAATGCGGAAAGAAGATAAAGATTATAATAGATGGTTAGGTTTTAATGATAGTATAGCTAATGTAAAAAATTCTATAAAGGAAGCTAAGATTCAAAAGAGTGGTTATGTTACAGCTTACAGTGATTTAAAAACTAAGGACACTAAATATTTACTTGATCCTAAATATCATGCAGAGATTGATAAAGGTCCAGTTATAACTAGTAAACCTATAGGATTTAGAGTAGTATTTAAACCTGATAGATATAATCAACAGATGGAAAAATATTTTGATATGGATGATCAGAAAGGATTAACTAATTTTATTAAAAGACATGAAAATGAAATAGAAATAACTGAAGAAATTAAAGCTGACTTGGGATTATTTCCTAGAGAGACATCGGCACCAGAAGGACAGGCTGCTAAGCTTGAAGACTTAGCTGAAGAATATAAACCACATGATTATCGTCAGGATACTGATTTAGGAAGTGAAGAATTTCCAGTGTCTGCAGTAACAGGAGTAGAAGGAGAAGCTGTAGAGATGGGTCCGGGTATGAAAATAGTTACCGAAGAAGACCTTAGAACATCAGGACCAATGATGGAAGTTGAAGCTGAATTAAAAGCTTTAAAGATGGATCGAGATATTAAAGAAGGCATGGAAGAATCATTACTTCCAGCACGTAGAATTATTAGTAATTTTGAAAGATTAAGAAAGATATTACAAGATGAAGCTAAAGGAAATTTTGAAAGATTAGCTAATATTAATGCAAGACTTGGACGTTCTACAGAAGACTTAATACATAAAGAAACTGGTGTATCATTTGAATCATTACAAAATTATTTACAAGTAAATGGTTTAGATGTACCACAAACTACTCGAATTGATGGTTATATAAGAATGATAAACCCTTTAAAGTTAGAAAAAGATTTACATCCTTGGGGTCCACAAGAAGTATTAGATGCATTTATTAATGATGAAACAGTTAGTAAATCTTTACTTACACAGGCTAAAGTAAGCGATAAAGAAATTCGTTCTATATTAAAACAAGCGATAGCTGAGAATCAAGTTTATGATGATATAATTGATGCATTTATAAAAAATCCTAAGAATAAAGATTTACCGCAAGATTCAGAAACTGCTTTATATACCTTATCTAGAAATTTACAAAGTCGTAATATTGTAAATTTATTGGAAATGATGGGTTTCGATGGTATTCAATATAAAATACAACATGCTCCTCGTTTAGCTGGTAAGGAAAAGGAAAAAGGATACGCTTATATTATATTTGATCCTACTCAATTTGCTGCTAGTACTAATGAATCACAGTTAGTTAATAAACCTTTAACTAGAAAGAAATTTATGATAGGTGGTTTAGTTTCTAAAGGATTTAGAGAAACTATAAAACAGAGTGGATTAAAAAGTGAGATATCTAAGCGTTCTTTTTTAAGAACTGTTGATGAACTAGAAAAGATTCGTAAAGAACACGATACAATTATTGAAGGTCCTCAAAGAGATTTATTAGAAACAGCGAGATTATTTAAATTAGAAGAAAGAATAGGGATGTTAGAAAATTCTGAGTTAGCTAAATCATTTGATTTTGGTACATCTAATAGTATATTATTAAAAGAAGCACAAGATCAAGTAGAAAATATTACTAACTTAAAACGTGCTAAACATTTAAAAGTAGTTGTAGATAATCCAACGCTTAATCCTGCTAATATAAATAAAGTACAAGAAGCTTATGGTGATGCTATTTATAATAAAGCTCTTGATTACTTAACACACTATCAAAATCGTGTGAAAGCTGTTAGGCAAGCTTTTGAGAAAGAGGATCGTAAGTATGTAGGGGTACAGTATATGAATCCAAACCCATATGCTACAGCGAAAGAAAGAGTACCTCGAAGTATAGATAGTTCTAAACCTGCATATATTAATTATAAGGTTAGAAAACAGCATCCTGAAGTGCTTGCGTTCCATGAGTTATTTCATTATGTAAATGAAAATAATCTTAATGCTAAGAAGTTTTTAGCATCTGATATGGTAAAAGCTTATCGTTTTAGAAATAATGATACTCGCCGTGATACAGAAGTATTGGCTGATCTCACAGCTTCTAGAATACTAGAAGGGTATAATGGAATATTAGAATGGAACGATAGAATTAATAAAGCTTTTCAAGCTCAGATAGATATGTTATATCGCTTACCTTATGAGGATAATATTAAGTATCTCGACTCATATGTGGGGGATATTGATGATCTAATTGAAGAACTAATAAGATATTACATTCCAGCAGAATATGCTCCTATTAGTTGGCGTGGTCTTAGGGATATTAAAAGATTACCAACACCTACTCCAGCAGATTTAGCTAAGATGTCTCGTAAACTAAGTCAGAATCTTGGTCAACCTTTCCATGTTATTGCTGGTTTAGATGTTGATATAACCCCTAGGACTAAGAAGTATGGTGGTGGTTTAATAGGTGGTAGAAAAAAATATGCTACAGGTTCATATATTGCTCCTACAAGAGGACTAGTAAAAATGATACGTGGTATGCATAATAAGAAACCCTATACCAATCAAGATTTAATAGATAATTGGCAGGCTCTTAAGGATAAAGATAAAACTGAATTATATGAAAAAGTTAAGTCGTTACCTACAGCGAAAAGAAAAGATTTAGAAGAACTTAGAAAGAATTATTTCAATTTAAGAATAAATATGAATAAGGTTCAAACCATATTATATGAAAGAAAGAATCCTTGGGAAAGCAGAAAGAAAAGTTTCAATAAAAAAATAACCAAAGAAGCTAGAAAATTTTTGCTTGAAGAAGAAGAAAGAATGGAAAAGATAGCGTCACAAATAGACCGTATATTAAGCCCTTTAGTGAGTAGAAAGGACTTTAAAATGACATTATTTAATACTCACCCACTACCAGATAAAGCACTAAAATATTTAAAACAAACTTATAATTTAGATAATATTGTTACTGAAGCTGATTTATTTAAAGAAGCAGGGGATGATATATTACGTGATTACTATAGTAATTTTATAAGAAAGGGAAGAGCTTTAAGTAAACTTAGCTTTATAGATATAGTAGATGAATTTGAGCTACTCTTACCACATTATAGTGTAGGAATAAAAGCTTACGATAAAAAAGGACCACTTTAAAAATGATACCAAGAGAATTTAAAGAACATTTAAAACACCGTGAAGGTTACCGAGATGAAGTATACTTAGATACACTAGGTAAACCTACCTGTGGTGTTGGACATTTATTAACCGAACAAGAATGTAGACAGTATGATGTAGGAGAACGAGTACCTCAACATATTATAGATAGGTGGTTAGAACAAGATACGGAAGTAGCTTGGCAGGCTGCCCTAATGCAATCGCAAGATTTAGGGATTGATAGTTTTGAATTTACAGTAGCCCTTGGTTCAGTAAACTTTCAATTAGGAACTCGTTGGATGAACAAGTTTCCTTCAGCTTACCGAGCTTTACAAAATAGAGATTATGATGAAGCTATTAGACAAGTCTCAACAGGGTCTGGAAGAAATGGACAATCTCGTTGGATGGAACAAACTCCAGTAAGAGTAAGAGATTTCATGGTAGCAATTGACAATTTAAAATAAGTTCCTATAATGGTACTATATACAGAAGAACAATTAGAAGATTGCTATCGTAGGTATAGATTACATCAAGTAAAAAAAGATATGCCTTTCATGACATTAGAGGATTTTAGATTAATGTTTGAAGATATTATGGTAATTGTATATTCTGAAGAAGAATAGATATGAAGATATTTCTAACAGAATTTAAAATAGAAGATACATCTCATTCTGGACCAAATATAATTGCTAATTCTTGGGAAGAAGCAGAGCTTGTTGCTTTGGATGAAGGTATTACTGTTGTAGGTGTGTTAGATAGTTATTATGTACCCCCTAATGTAACTATTCATTAGCTTAGAAAGAAGAAAAGAAGAAGAATAATGGCTATACCTTTTGAAATTATAACAATGTTAGGCTCTACCATGTTAGGTGGGCTTATGAGTGTTTGGTCACAGTCTATTAAGGCTAAACAAGCTCAACAGAAGATGCTTATGGAACGTGCTAAGTTTCAGGCAGAAACTGTTAAGGATGCTAGAGAGTATGATAATGCTGGTTTCCAATGGACACGTAGGATTATAGCACTTACAGCAATATTTGCGATTGTTGTGTTTCCAAAAGTTGTAGCAGTATTCTTTCCTGAAGTAGCTGTTACTGTTGGATACACAGAGTTTAGACCCGGCTTTATGTTTATACCTGAGAAGGAAGTAATGCAATGGAAAGCTTTACAGGGTTTAGTAATAACTCCATTAGATACTAACTTAGTAGGAGCTATAGTTGGTATGTATTTTGGAGGTAGTTTGGTAAAAAGATAATGGAAAATTTAATAGGATTTTTAATCGTTCTGGCTTTTGTAGGATTTATAATCTACACTAAAAAGCCTGAATGGTTTGACAAGATTTTAGGCTTTTTTAAGAAGTCTAAATAGAGCTTATTTAAAGCTCGATAAGTGCTAGGAATACAGGTGTGTATCTAGCTCTTTAAAGTTCTCTTAGAATGGCTCTATGAGCGTCTGAGAGGTATTAATAACTCGCTTATAATTAAGGAGAAAAGAAATGGTTATAAAACATAACTTGGTGGATTTTTATTCACCCTCATTTACATCTATGTTTGTTGGATTTGATAGATTATTTGATAGTCTATCTAGGGCAACTGAAGTATCAGCCCCTACATATCCACCTACCAATGTGAGTAGAGATGGAGAAAACTACACTATCGAAATGGCTCTAGCAGGGCTAGACGATAACGACATAGACGTTGAAGTACAGGAAAATACTTTAACAATAATGCACGAATCGTCTGAAACAAAGGAGGAAGGCAA